TTATAGATTTAGATAGACTATTATAAATTATGTTATTGCCTTCTAAACTTGGAACTTTTTTCCAATATTCTGATTCTAATCCATTCTGATCTAGTCGATATAACCAAACGTCACTATTATTAATATTAACTGCATCTATATCTACCGTTTCATTAGTACTTGGTTGAGCAACTGTAAAAGTTCCTTGATTAAGAATACCTTGTCTAAAATGAAGGAAAAAACCAGTGTTAGGACTGGCATTACCTTTTCCATCATTTCTGTATATAAACGCTAATCTATTTCCTTGAGCAGGAGGCTCTTCATAAATTTCGTCAGTATCTTTAAAAGACGTAGATACAATTTCAAACACCATATTTCTGCCATCGACTGCTTTGGTAAAAGTATAGATTGGAACATCTGAATTAGCAGATTGTAATCTATATTGCTCAGTAGGAATGCTATAAACTGTTTTTTTGTCTACAGGATTGCCAAACTGTGCTGAAAAAGGCAGCGCACCATTTAAAACTCTAATAAATTGATCGTACCAATCTGGGTTGGATAAATCGTTCCATACAATTACTTGACCTGATAGATTGCGACCATTACTATCTAAAATGTTTTCAGTAGTAGATATTGTAGTAAATTTTAATAAGCCACTGGCGCAAATATTTCTTTTAGAATTGTATCCTAATAGTCTTGCTAGACGTAGTACACTTTCTCTACGTTCAGCAAGTTCTAAAAAATTGTCTCTTGCGTTGAGATCGGACCTAAAACTGATACTTTGGCCTGTAAATGCTATTAGGTCTATAAGAGCTAAAAATTCGCTTGATTCAATGTAATCGTTAAAATCTTCAGGATAATTTTCTCTAATATAGTTAATCATTACTCTACGAAGATTTTCAAAATCGTAACTTTGAAAATCGGCATTCTGGAAAGTTTGGTAAATTCTTTTCCAATCTTCTGCTACTAAAAGTCTATTTTGTCTATCAGTTGCTGACATACATTTTTCCCATATAACTAATATTTATCGAAAGTTAAAATGTGCGTAGTTTATTAAAATAAATTATTATCTCTATCAAATCTTAATTGTAAAGCTTCGCTAATGTTATACGGCAAATATGTTAATACACATTCAATTTGAATTCCACTTTCGTATGAAGTTACTATTACACCCTCAGCAGCTACCCTAGGATCATAATTAACAATTGTTTCTACATTTCTTCTAATTAAATTTTTTAAATCATCAGTAAGAGGTTCGAATATAACGTCCCAAATAATTGTACCAAATTCAGGATTTTCTAATTTTTCTCCCTGTCTTATATTAAAGTGATTTAAAATATCTTGCTTTATTAGGGCGAAATCATATAAAGAAAAGCTGTTAGCTTCTGAGGATACTGAACTGAACCCTTTATAAGTTCTAGTTCCGGGTATCTTTTGATCTTGATTAAGTCCTTTAATAATAACTTTTTCATAAAGTTTAGAGGTAGCAGTCATAATATAATTCCTTATTCTTGTGATTTAATTTTTTCAAACGTATCAATTACTGTAGAATACTTTTTCCAATATGCTGCTGGCTCTTGTAAATCTGTAGATTCACCTTCATACCTTCCAGCTGAATCTCTATCAGTTTTTTCTGGTTTATATTTTACAGGGTCTAAATTTTCATGTTGAGGATAAGGTTCGCTGGTAGGCAATCTACGCATGATAGTGCTTACCCTTATTCCCGTATCCTGAGGAAGAACATGAGTCTTTAATTGTTTCGGCAATTCTGCGGTAGCTGCGGTGGCTGCGGCTGGACCGTTCATATCAATACGTGTAGCTGTTTCTACAATGGTCTTGGCTCTAGTATGATTAGCTTCTCCTGATGTTTGATAGTTGTAACCGGTAATGTTTAAATCAAAGTTTCCTTGAATTTTTTCTTTAACATTTCCTACTACTGTTTCGTCTACATTCTTCTTAATATGAATTTTTTGATTTTCATCTACTATTAACACTGAATCTTTATTCACATGTGTGTGCATTTCTCCGGCTACTTTAGTATTAAGATTTCGGCCAGCTTGTAAATTGATATCGCGATCTGCATAAAAATTCAAATCTTGTTTAGTTCTTACACTGATACTATCCTCTGAAAATATGTCAATTTTTCCATCGCTAGTTAATTCTATCCAAGCTGTGCCTCTAGCATTACCTATATAAATTAAATCTTCTGAATTGTGTAATAAAATTTGATGGCCTGTACGTGTTCGTATTCTAATTAATTCGTTATGAGGTCTAGTAACATCTCCGGTAGTTTCTTTGTTTTCAACAGATGCGTATTCAGGAGGCCCTTTAGAAGAATCTGTTTTTCGTAAAAATTTATCATCCCCGTCGTCCATAACAAAAGTAGAACCACCTAATCTACTTACTGGAAAATTAGAAATTTTATGTTCGGCTTTTCCTATTTTTCCTCGTTTGGCTGAAGATCTTTTATCAAGTGGTCCTGGAGTGCTAATTCCTACAACATGACTAGGAGTTTCTCTTCTGGCAGAACTGGAAGTTATTCCTCGTATATCATCTCTTAGTAGCCCTTGCTCAGATAGCACTGTGGCGAAGGGATGCTCTGGTTTAGGAATTTTTGTAGGATCTTGAGTAGATATTCTTGCAACTTTATTATACTCAGCAACAGGCACACGTTCGGCTTGGCCAGAAACTTTAAACTTAGTAGCTGCTATACCAGGTATCATAAAGTTTGAATTTTCGTGCTGAACACAGCCTAACCAATACCCTTTACTTGCATCGCCGTTAATAAAAATTACTAGAACATGCGTACCTGGCTCAGGAGGTACAAACCACATACCGTGGCTTTTTTGAGTGTTATTAAAATCCTCGGGACTTTGTGTTACAAAATCTACATCAGTTATTCCGTAGTAAGGATTAAGATATTTTACTGTTCTTGTTTGTCCTGCAACCGCAGGATCATTTCCTACTTCTCTTAATATTTGTACTTGAAGAGATCCCATGTAAGTAGGATCAACATTACTAATAACCTTAGCTAAAAATGGTCCTGGATTGACTGGATTACTGGTAATAGCTGGTCTAAATTCTTCGCTACTATTTTCTTTGGTGTACGATGACGTCATTTAAATTACCTTTATGGATTTATTCTTCTACCAAATGCAGCAGCATTTCTATCAGAAGGATCAATAGCTGTTATTGGTCCTGGAGTTATTTCTGTGGTTCTAGCAACACCTTGATTAGATTGTCCAGGTACTTGAGCAACTGGAGATCTAGTATTGTTATTATTTCCAGATGTAATTGCTGAAAGAATACTGGCATTAGTTTGTTTGTTAAAGGATGCTGCATCTGTGGTTGTCTCAGAATTTAAAACAAATTCGGCTTCTGGTGCAGCTTCATTGTCTTGACCTTTTAATCTGAAGCCGCCTAATGTTTGTTTAAACTTTCCTTTTGAAAACTCATGCGAAACTTTTGTTAATAGATAAAGTCCACTAAACTGTAGCACAGGTTTAGTATCTGAACCAAAATTATAAAATCCTGTTTCTAGATTAACATCTATAGGAGTTCTAAAATTAATTGTAATAGCAACTTGTCCGTTTTGATAGTTTATTTGGCCGTCACTATTGAGATTTTGATAAGGACTAGGAGCTGCATTATAATTGCCCATACCGCTATCCCCAAGATAATAAGGATCACCAAGTATAGTCATGTTTAATTTTATCATATCGTTACCATTAACTAACATATCTTGGAACACTTTTGCAGCTACAGTTTTTTCATCTCGTAATGTTGTGCCACCTTGGTTAGAGTTTTGAGTTTCTATTTTGTCGTTTCTAACCACAGACGGAGTTTGTTGTGTAGTAGGCGAAACACCAGCTACATGTTTCGAAATTATGTTCTTTTTCTGCTCTTCTAAATCTGACTGATTAGCGCCTGGGCTAGCAGCAGATGCTAATTCGTTTTTTTCCGTATTTTTAGTCCCATCGGCTGTTAGTGCAGTATAGAAACCCACTCTAAAATCTATATTCCAATCTAGTATTTCAGTATTTTTTCCGGTATAGATATAGTTGTATTCTTTTAAGCTTTCTTTTTTTAAATTTTTAAGTCCTGGTTTTTTAGAATTTGCAGGAATAATGTAATGGGCATCTACTAAGTATGGAACTACTCTGAATACTGCTAGCTTTGGACCTTGGCCGGTAGTTGCATTTTCTGTAGCTTGCAATATATATAATTGTGTTTCAACTTTCCACCAAGAAATTTGCCCTTGAGGGTTTTTGTTTCCTTCTGTTAAGGCATTTCTAGCATACTCGCTAGTCATAATAACTTGATTAATCATATCAACTACTGTGGACCCTTGATTAAATTTAAAATCACTGTTCTTAACGTCAATTACTATATTTCCTCTTTTGTAAATTCCAGTATTTTCATCATAAACTACGTTGTCTTTTGGAAAAGGCGTATCGCCTTTATAGAGCTCATTAAAGGCTAATAGCGACTGTCCTATTTTGTTAACAGCCGCAGTGCCGTTAGTAGTATCTTGAATAAGATTATTGTTGTTACCTGTTCCTCTTACTACACCTATAGATTTAAACACAGAAGAATCACTGCTATTAATTGTTGAGGATCTAGTTGCTGATTGATCAATTTTTTCATCAGGTCCTGAAGATTTTTGATTAAACATATCCGTTGGAAATATTATTGCTATTTCATCGGCGACCTTTGCTTGGCCATTTTTTACTTTTTCTTTAAAATAATTGTTGATAACAACTTGCAAACTTTGTTCACCTGTTTGCAACAAATTTTGTACTGTATAATTACCAGTATCACTTTTGATTGCAATATCTGTTTTTGATATATTGTATTGGGCACTGTATGCACCTTCATTCCAAGGATATGCCTCAACAGAATAAGATGTTCCTTTTCCCGAAACTTTCATCTCAACAGTTCTTAATTTTATAGGAATATGTTTTTTAGTGTCAGGAATAGTAACAAACATTTCTTGACGCTCATTATCAAAAATATGTCCTTTAAATTCTATTGTTAATAAAATTGGCACATCTAAGTAGTTTGCATAACTTGCTGTTTTGGCTGCTGCTTGAACTGATTGAAAAAATAATCCCATGCTATAAGGTTCAAATATTTCAAAACTAATCTTGGTTGCATTAGTATTTCCTGAATGTTTGTCCATTCCTATTATACTGTCCATCCTTAAGTTGTCCATATAAAATTCATATTGCCCGTATTCCGTGCCTATCAAATCCTTATCTGGTGCACCGCTGGCTGTACGTAATAATAAGGGACCATAATCTCCTCTTTTATAACTTGATGTATTAATTTGATCTCTAGATAAAACACTTAATGTAAAAGCATAATTGTAACTAGTGTATTGAGATAAAATATTAGGAAAAGGTGGAGTTTGTGTTCGATTATTGTTAGATATAGGACTACCTGAAACATTCTGGCTCGGAGATCGTTGTGCTTGCGATTGAGCCGTATATCCACTACTTTGATTATTAACCGGTGTCGTAGACGATC